TCGTCAGATGGATCCGTGGAGGGGACCCATGATACTTGAGACTTTAATGATATACTTTCTATTCTAATATCATTATTAGTATTGTCATTTGCATAAAAACAAAAATTACTCCAAGGATAACTATCATTAGCTACAGCACTCCCAGATTGAATAGGAATTTCTATTACATTGCTAACAACATCAGAAGCAGACACGAATGTCGTTTTTCCAAGAAATGAAAACATTAAATTTCCTGAACTAAGTGCATAACTTGAAACAAAAGTAACTTTTAACATGTACCAGGTATCAGCTACCCATGTACCTATATTTTCTGATTCTTTTTGATACATTACATTAATAAATTCTGGGCTAGTATTTGATGCAGTTAAGAATTTTGCATAAGAACCAGAACCACTACCAACTATACTCCAATTTGGGGTACCAGAGCCACCTGTTGGGTCTAAGATATCCCAATGGTCTGTTCCTGTCCAATCATCTGTGCTATTAAGAGTTTCAGCAGAACCTGAAAAAGAAAGACCTGTATCTGTAGGGCTTGTTCCTGTCTTAGCGTCTGATAAAAATATATTATACCCCTGAGCAGCTTGAGTGCTATATTGCTCTCCTGCTGAACCAGGGCGAACTGTAAAACAATAAACATAATCTACGTCATTCACAAACTGAACAACTTTAAAAACTGTATGATTTGTGCTAAGCCAGTTACCATCATCAGCAGAATCTCTCATACTTATATACTTGCCAACCCATGAATCTGCATTACCAGCAGCAATAGATATTCTCACTTTATCTACTTGAGTATCGCTATTTATAAATCCTAAACCATAACCATTTTCTAGTTTTTCAGCACTTACTGAATCATAATTAGCAATAGCATTTGTTCCATCATTTGCCACCTCAGACCTTCTGGATGTCCTTATTCTACCAGGCTTATCAAACATAACTCCTTTAGCTTCTATAAACTCATTATCTTTTATGTCTTTGGAATCGTGTTTTGTATTCAGTCCGCCTGAAAAATCTTTTAACTCTTTGATTTGCTTAGGCATCTATTACTCCTGAGGAGCTTGTTGTTGACCATATTGAGCTAATCCAGCTGACTGGATAGCCCCTTTATACATGCCAGATAGGCTTTGCATGTTTTGCTGAATAGATTGTTTTTCAGCTAATAAACTCTGTATTCTAGATAATTCTGCTTGAGCTCCAGCTGATGTAGCTTGAACCATTTCTGGGTCTTCATCGTTTAACCAATATAGAATTGATTCAGCTGTTCCACCACCGCCACTTACATCATTTAATTGCGTGTCAAACAATAATTTAGCATTAATCATTGCATCTTTTATTTCTTTATCTATATTAGACATTAAATGATTACAGCATCTTACAGCAGCACCATATACAACTATATATTCAAATTCGTCTGGAAAAGTATTAATTGAGGACTGAGCCGCATAGTCCCCACTAGGGTAGTTTGCATAAGTATAAACAAATACATTTGGAGACGCTCCTGGTATAGGATAAACATATAATTTAGCATCTCTTCTAATAAATACTGGATTTTCTTTTGTTGCATAAAAAGGGCTGCTAGGATTAATAACTTTTTCTTTATAACTCAAAGGCAACTCTTTGCATTCAGCAAAGACATCATCTACTCCTGTCTCTCTTCTAACATTTAATATTTTTACATTAGGAATGGATTGTGCATTTGAAGCAATCTCTCCGCTTGTATTTGAAAAGTTATGCATCATATGAGGCGGAGCCATATTAATTATTTCATATATAGCCTCTCTAAGTGCATCATTAATAGCAACCGTGTCAGCTGCCCCACTTTCATAAGCTGTTTCTACAGCCCCTACTAAATCTTCTATTCTAGTTGCAAATGTAGCCATCTATATAAAGTCCTGTAATGGGGCAGGGAGTATGTCTTGCATAGCTTCCTTACTTCTGTTAATTTTCATAAATTCTTCTTCTATTGAATTAGCTAGATTTCTATGTGGCCCACCTAATTCTAAATTTGATGTTAAAAAATATATATCAGCAAACGTATAATGCATGGCTGCTGTTATTAATTGGTCAGGTAAATCTATTTTAGTCTTATTACTATTTTTAGCTTCAGGTAAGGCATAATAGTATACTGTAACAGTATTTGAAGTAGATTTATTAAAGTAAATCTTTTTAGTGTCTTCTACCCATTTCCCTGATATTGTGTCAGCGGCTAAAGCTGCAGCTACAGTTGCGTCACTTGTAACTAAAACTGTAAACGTATCAGCATCAGCAGTTGTTAAAACCTCAAATCTTTTCTGATTTACAAACTCATCATAATATACTTGATTTGCAGGTACTGGGGCAGCACCAGCTGACAATACCTCAGAAAGAATAACATAATCGCCCACATCTAACCCGTGAGCAGTTGATTTTACTGTTAAAGTATTATAAATTGTTGAAGCAGCAGCAAAGAGAGTAGTAACCAACATATCTCCCCTAGATATATCTGTTTTTAAATAATATCCTAAATGAGCTATTGTATCATCATTACCAGTCAATACAGCACTTTCAGGGATAAATGGAACACCGACTTTATTTCCATTACTATCTGTTCTTTCTACTTTAAATACTTGACTTGCAAATTTATTAGATTGTATATCAGAATTAGTAAAAGCAATATTTGTTGCACTAGGAGTCAACTCTTCTGAGTTTACTTTCTGACTACATCTAAGAGATACGTTAATCACATGGTCGTCAAAAAACTGTGCAATTAAAGGTTCTGTTGTAGGAAATGGTAAATTCCCTGACATTAGAGCTGTACTTATTAAATCATATGCCTCTAGGTATCTCACTAATATTTCTTCCTAGATTTTCTAACTTTTAAACCTTTTTTCTTGGCATAACGCTTTGCAGCGGTTTTCCCTTTCTTTGTATAACTAAATTTCTTTTTTCCTACTCTTGGCATTATATTTCCTTTTTATTGTTACGGGGGGCCATAACGACCCCCCATAATTTAATCAACTATTAAGTTAATTGCAAAATAGCATGTGTTTGTTCGTTACGAACTTCACATCCTACTTCCATTAACCATTCATCAACTCTAGCATCTCTACCATCGTTAACGATATCTGATCTAAGTTGCATATCTCTTGAAGCAAGAGGACGCAAATCGACATTAGCCATATCAACTGCAAGAGCATAATTTTCTAAACCACCCTTTAACATTGGATGAGGTACAAAATTAAGTACTCCTACAGGACCTTGATATGATGTAACTCTTAATCCAGCTCTAACATTATCAGCACCTAATTGAGTGTTTAATGCAGCTCCAGATTCTGTTGGAGTTCCAGTTGGCCCAACGCCTTGTCTTCCAAGTGATGTAATAAACCTTAACCACTTGTTAGAACAAAATACTGTTTTTTCCATTGACCCTTCAATTGTGTCAGAGAAAATGTATTCTACAGCAGCATCCATATCATCTAAGTCAGCAGAAGCAAAACCTAGCTGAAGATTAGAATCACCACGTCCGTCTAAAGAGCTCACAAAACCAGCCCCAGCAGATTGACCTATTCCAAATCCAGCCATGCTTCGTTTTGGATTTTCAGCTGTTGCATCTAAACTGTAATCACCATTAGTAAGTAATGCAAACTCGATATCTGACTTAATTTTAGCCAGTTTTCTAGCTTGTAATCTTGCTAATTCTGATCCACCATAATGCTTTGATGCCTGAGCAGTACCTGTAATTGCATAAGGCTCTCTGAAGATTTGAGTACAATTCTTCAAACGTCTTACTTTATTAGTAGTCGCAACACCAACTGCAGCACCCTCAGCATGACCTGCTATTCCACCTTCTTTCTTAAAGTAGTCAGCGTCAGCTAGATTATGTAATCCAAAACCAGAATTGGCTCCAGTAGGAGATATATTCGTTCCATTATATTGAGTTTTAGTTCCATTGTCATAAAAATCACCCGCTGTCCCTACATAAGTTAACTCAATCTGGGCGTCTGTATCACCTGTAAACAAGTCAACACCATCAGCATTAGCCTCAATAAACCATACTGCGTCACTTGATATTTGCCTACCTTCTTTATCAACAGTAGTGCCTGTTCCAGTATGTAAACCTACAAACTGAACTGATGTATCAAGAGGAGTTGTTAAATCAACATTTTGACCTACAGCCACACAAAGTACATGCGTATTAGCTGTTGGTAATGTTGCAGTTGTTCCAGATGTTTCATCAAAAGCTACTGAGAAAACAGCTCCAGGTTCAAATGCTTCCATTTGTGCTTGTCTATCAAAATTAAGAATAGAAGCACCGTTATTAGCACCTTGAGTTGCCTCATAAGCTGTATCAGTAATATCTACAGAGTTACTATCAGCCCCTGTATCTTTAACATCTTGCTTAATTGTTTTACTTATCATTAACTCATCTTCCATCCACTCAAATATTGGTACAGGAGTCACTATTGAAGACATACGACCCATTAGCGTCAATAAAGGAGTAACAGAAGGATTATAATAATGTATTTTAGAACCGAGTTCCAGTACCTGACGTTGCGAAGCATCAGTAAACTGTAAGGCGGTTCCTGTTCCATACGTTGTATTAGCCATTATTTTACCGTTCCTTTTTTATTTTATTATTATTATCTGCTAAACTTCATAAGGCCATTGAAAAACTCATCCTTTTCCTTCTCTTTAGTTTTCCCTTGAGGGGGATTACTTCCAGATACGGCTGCAGCGCTTGTTCTTTTTTGCTGCACAGGTTGAACTGGTTCTTCGGCCTCGCCAGTCTTTAAGAAACGATAAATCTTAACAAGATTTTCTTCTGTGAGTTTTGAATCATCTGTCATAAAATCATCATATTCTTT